AGATTCAACAGTTTCATTAAAACTTATTGAACATCAAGACAACTTCTATACTTGGAGTTCTAAAGCACAAGCACCAACAATAGCTGATACTACTTTACCAAATCCTAATTCTGTATCTGCACCTGCTTCAGTTACTTTAAGCGATCAATTAATTCTTTATAGTGATGGAGTTGTTATAACTTGTTTAGATGTACTAATTGGTGCATCACCAGATAGCTTTGTAGATTACTACCAAGTTGAATACAAACTAAGCACAGCTACTGATTATATTATTGCTGGACAAGGCAAAGGATTAAACCAAAGAATATTAAACGTAATAGATGGTTCAACTTATAACGTAAGAGTAAAAGCATTTAACACTTTGGGTGTTAGTTCAACTTATACTTCAGCAACAAGAACTATTATTGGTGGAATAGCACCACCAGAAGATGTACAGGATTTCTCTTGTAATATTATTGGAAGTGATGCTCATTTGGCTTGGACACAAATAGGTGATTTAGATTTAGCACATTACACAATTAGATATTCTCCATTAACAAGTGGTGCTGATTGGGCAGATTCAATTTCTTTAGTGGAAAAAGTAGCTAGACCTGCCACGAGCATAACTGTCCCAGCAAGAACAGGAAGCTACCTGATAAAAGCTATTGATAAAAATGGCAACTATTCTTCTAACGAATCTATCATAGCTACTAATTTAACTTCTATTGGAAACTTTAATGCAGTTGCAACACAAACAGAATCTCCTACATTTGCAGGAACAACTTATAGAACAGTTGTTATAGATAATACAGTTAGATTAGATTCTTCAGAATTATTTGATAGTGCAACAGGAAATTTTGATACACCAACTACATTCTTTGATTCTGGCTTAACTACTTTTGACTTATATCCACTTGGATATTATTATTTTGCAAATCCTATTGATCTTGGTGCAACCTATACAACTAGAGTAACTGCTTTTATAACTCAGACTGCTGATAACATAGACGATTTATTTGATTCAAGAACTGGTAATTTTGATGATGGTGCTTCTAACTTTGATGGAGATTCTCCAGCTAATTGTAATGCACATTTAGAAATAGCTTTATCTAATGATAACATAACTTACAGTTCTTATAGAAACTTTGTAATTGGAGATTACACAGCTAGGTATTACAAGTTTAGAGTTATGATGACTTCGTCTGACTTAGCTTCTACTCCAGTTGTATCAGCTTTATCAGTTACATTAGATATGGAAGATAGAATATTTAGTGGTAATGATATTGTTTCAGGAACAGGAACTTACTCAGTAACTTTCACTTATCCTTTTTATTCTTCAAATTATGCAGTAGGAATTACAGCACAAGGATTAAACACAGGAGATTACTTTACAATTTCAAGTAAAACTGTTAATGGTTTCAATGTAGCATTTAAAAATAGTGCTGGTTCAGGAGTTAGTAAAACTTTTGATTACTTGGCTAAAGGATATTAGATAGAATATGGCACAACACGATTATAACATAGCAAATCAAGGATTCAGTTCTTTTAGATCTGATCTTAACAACGCACTTTCAGCAATTCAAACAACAAATTCAGGAACATCTTTACCAACTGGTGCTGTCGCTGGTCAAATCTGGTTAGACACTACTAACGCAACTTCTCCTACTTTAAAATTCTATGATGGTACTGATTCAATATCTCTAGCAATAATTGATTACACAACTAACACAGTTAATTGGCTAGACAGTTCTCTCTCTTATAATTCAACTGCTACTTCTGCTGGAACACTTACATTAACAGTATCAAGTTCTTATAAACAATATTTTACTGGAACAACTACTCACACAGTTACTTTACCAGTTGCAAGTACATTAACAGTTGGACAAACTTTTGAAATTCATAATAACTCAACTGGTTCTATTACAGTAAATTCTTCTGGTTCTAATTTAGTAGGAACAGTTCAAGCTAATGTAACAGCAGAATGTACTTGTATTCTAGCTTCAGGCACAACTGCGGCTTCTTGGGATTTTGATGTAACTGGATTTACTTCTTCTGTACCTACTACAAGAGGTGGAACTGGATTAACTTCAATAGGAACTTCTTTACAAGTATTAAGAGTTAATTCTGGTGCTACTGCTTTAGAGTTTGCTTCTGCTAGTGGTGGAACATCTTGGCAATCAGTTCAAACAACAGGATTTACAGCAACTGCTGGTTATGGTTATCCTTGTAATACAACTTCTGCCGCATTTACAGTAACTCTCCCTGCTTCTCCATCTGTTGGAGACTATGTTCAGCTAGTAGATTACGCAGGAACTTTTGCTACAAACAATATTACATTAGGAAGAAACTCAAATAAAATTGAAGGTGGAACAACAAATAAATTATTAACAACAAATAGAGAAGCTGTAACTCTAACTTATGTAGATTCTACACAAGGTTGGGTTGCTTCATCTGGTACAAATTTTGGTACTCAATCATTAGATCCAATTTTAGTAGATTTTTTAGTTATAGCTGGAGGTGGTGCAGGTGGTGGAAATTATAGAGGTGGTGGAGGAGGTGCAGGAGGATATAGAAATTCATATTTAACAGAAACTTCAGGTGGTGGAGGAAGTAGTGAAGCAAGTTTAGCATTAACAGCAGGTGAAGTTTATACAGTTACAGTAGGTGCTGGAGGAACTGGAGTAGCAGCAAGTGACGGAAATAATGGTAACAATTCATCAATTTCAGGAACAGGAATTACAACAATAACTTCTACTGGTGGTGGTGGTGGAGGAAATTATAATTCTGATAGTGGAACAGTTGGAAAAAATGGAGGTTCAGGTGGTGGAGGAGGTGGTGCTACTCCTGCAAGAGCAGGTGGAAGTGGAACTGCGAATCAAGGTTTTGCTGGTGGTAGTGGTTCAAGTGGAGGAGGAAATTTAGGAGGAGGTGGAGGAGGTGCTTCAGCAGTAGGTTTTAATGGTAATAATGGAACTAATGGAACTGATGGAGATGGTGGTGATGGATTAGCTTCATCAATAACTGGTTCATCTGTTTCAAGAGCAGGTGGAGGAGGTTCAGGAAATTATGGTGGTAGTAATGTCACAGTAGGTGGAGTTGGAGGTGGAGGTGCTGGAGGTTCAGGTTCTTCACCTTATGTAAATGGAGTTGCAGGAACAGCTAATACTGGTGGAGGTGGAGGAGGTGCTAGTGGAAATAATACAACAGGTACAGGTGGTAATGGTGGTAAAGGGGTTGTTATACTTCGTATGCCAACAGCTAGTTATTCAGGAACTACAACAGGTTCTCCAACAGTTACAACATCTGGTGCAGATACAATATTAGTATTTAACGATTCAGGAAGTTACACAGGATAATATATGGCTTATTTTGCAAAATTAGGAACAGGAAATATAGTAGAAACAGTAATATCAATTAACAATGCAGTAATTACAGATGCTAATGGAGTTGAACAAGAACAAATTGGTAATGATTTTATTAATAAACTTTACAATACGAGAGATGTTTGGAAACAAACTTCATACAATAATAACATTAGAAAAAACTTTGCTGGTATTGGATTTCAATACGATCAAACTAGAGATGCTTTTATTTCACCTAAACGATTTGATTCTTGGGTATTAAATGAAAATACTTGTCGTTGGGAAGCACCAGTCCCTAAACCAACAACAGAATTAGAAGAAAATCAGTATTATTCTTGGAATGAATCTATTATTAATTGGGAAATAAAAAATAGATAATAAAAACAAAAGGAAGGAACATGTCAGAAGTAATAAAACTTCAAGAACCTAAATTTAAAAATTCATCTTGGAATTTTGAATTAGATCAAATCAATCTTTACGCATTTTGGAATAACGCATTTTCAAAAGAAGAATGTCAAACAATAATTAACATAGCAAAAGACAAAGGTTTAATAAAAGGAAAAACTAGAGCAGAATCTGATGTTAGAGATTCTAAAATATCTTGGTTATATCCTATTGATGGTATTGATTGGGTATTTCGTAGAGTTACAGACATCACTTTAAATCTTAATGAAAGATTTTTTCAATTTGATTTGTTTGGATTGAATGAAGGATTCCAATTTACTAATTACGAAGCACCATCTGGTAAGTATGGTAAGCATGTTGATAGAACTATGAATATACCAGTTAGAAAATTATCTATATCTATCCAACTTACAAATCCTGAAGAATATGAAGGTGGAGAACTTAAATTATATGATGGTGAAGAAGAAGGAACTGTTATGGACAAAGCACAAGGAACATTAATTATATTTCCTTCTTATGTATTACACGAAGTTATGCCAGTAACTAAAGGCGAAAGAAATTCTTTAGTAACTTGGGTAACAGGAAAACAGTTTAAATAAACTTAACTTATGATAAGATCATAATATGATTACATTAATAATAGGTTTAATAATTGGAGTGTTTCTAGGTTGGAAATACGAACTAGCCATTAACGACTTTATACAATCAATTAAGATACATTTAAACATCAAGTAGTCTTGAAATATGTTGCAACGCAATATATATTACTTCTCTAACTAACGGAGAATAAAATGTTCACATTTAAACTACCGACATACGAAGAACTAAAACAAAACTACGAAGCATATTTAAAAGATGTTCAAAAGTTTTACAAAGACTTCTATTCGGACATACAAAAGACTTTTAATAAATAGACTTTATCTAAGCAAAATTGTCTGATAAAAGGACTGCACAATATTTAACGTGCATTTATAGATTAGCTGATGGCAGTTGTTGTCTTTTGAAGTCTTGCAAATGTACTGATAAAGACAATGACAAAAAAATTAGACGAATTACAATCTCTTACATTTAAAGGGCATATTACAGGAATTAAAAGAGAAATAAAAATACTAGGTTGTTCAGTTTATAAGCTGGAGAAAAAAGTAGAATCTTTATTCTGGTCTATTCTTTGTGGGCTTGGTGCTTTATCATTAGCTTTAATCACTATATTTTTGGCTAAGTAAGTATTGCTTAAAAAGCCGAATACAACTAACAGTTAGTTTATGAATAAAAAAATCTTAGTCATATCAGATTTACACATTCCATATCATAGAGAAGATTCATTTGAGTTCCTAAAAGAAATTAAAAAAGAATATAAGCCAGATACGATTGTAAACATAGGTGATGAAATAGATTGCCACGCATTATCATTCCACGATCATAACCCTGATCTAGCTTCTGCTGGACATGAACTTGTTAGAGCAAAAGATTTTATTAAAGAATTAGAATCAATCTTTCCTGAAATGACTTTGTTAGACTCAAATCATTCTAGCTTAGTTTATCGTAGAGCAATTAAATCAGGAATACCCAGAGGTTATTTAAAAGAATATAACGAGTTCTTAAATGTTAAAAAATGGAACTGGGTAGATAATTTAACTCTTACCTTACCTAATAAACAAAGATGTTTCTTTACTCATGGAATATCTGCTGATGTAACTAAAGTATCTCAGATCAATGGAATGAGTTGTGTTCAAGGACATTTTCATTCTAAATTTAAAATAGAATATTGGGCTAATCCTGATGCACTATTCTTTGCTATGCAAGTAGGTTGTTTAATACAACAAACTAATATGGCTTTTCAATATTCTAAAAACTTTAAAACAAAATTTATAATGGGTTGTGGAATGATTATAGATTCTACTCCAAGATTAATGCCAATGGTACTTAACAAAGAAGGCAAATGGATAGGCAAGTTAGTTTAAAAGAATTACTGTTTTCAGAAACAGCTACAAGACTTGGCATCAATAATATTCCTAACGATCAATGTTTAATTAATCTTCAAACATTAATTTACGAAGTCATTGAACCAATCATAAATAAATTTGGCGATATAAAAATTACTTCAGGTTATAGATCGCCTGAATTATGCAAAGCCATAGGTTCTTCTACTACATCACAACACGCATTTGGTATGGCAGTTGATTGCGAAGTTTTAGGAGTTCCTAATAAACAACTTGCTGACTGGGTTGTTAATCATTTAGAATTTGACCAAGTAATTTTAGAATTTTGGAAACCAGAAGAAGCTAATTCTGGTTGGGTTCATATATCATACAACAAAGGTAACAATCGTAAAATGTATTTAAGAGCATACAAAGCTAATAACAGAACTGTGTACGAGGTGTTATGAAACCATCAGAAAAGCAAATAGGTGGAGATCATTACAAAGATATGAAAATATCTGTATCTGAATATGTTTATTCTAATCAAATAGATTGGTATGCTGGTAATGCTATTAAGTATTTAAGTAGATATAATAAGAAAAACAAAGACTTATCAAAGCAAATAGAAGATTTAAACAAAAGCATACATTACATACAACTCTTAATAGAGAAAATAAGCAAGTAAATACAAGCTTGTAATTGCAACATAAAATCACGTCTATAATACCATTTAAACTGCATTAGAACGCATTAGGCGATAATTATACACATTTTTTCTGCTAAGGTTGTTTTTTTATTGCAAGTAAGGAAAATGCGTTTAAATAAAGAATTATGAAAATAGATAGAGAAATCAAGCTAAAAGAATGTATTTATTGTGGAGACATAGCTAACCACAGACATCATTATAGCGAAAGTGTATCTAATTCA